AAGTATCACAAGGTCGAGAGCGTGAAATACTGGATCGAAATACCCAAGCCGATTCTCTAATTTAATAACAAGAAGTTATGATTATACTAATAACGGGAATGGCAGTGGTAATTATCGGGGTGATCGTATTCGCTTGGATGAGCGATGACTTTTCCAACTACTAATTCAGAACCACTAATTAAAAATAGCAAGTTCAACAGCCCAGTAGGGCGCACATATTATGACAAAAGACCAAGAAATCGAAAACCTCAAAAAGACAGATGCATTTTACGAATGGTGGGATGCCGTAGGTAGCAGCATTCGACCTAAGAAAGGTCAAGATATGGAGGAACACGCAAAGAGGATTGCCCTAGTAGCTTGGCAGGATAGGGGGCTTCGTCTGGATAACGCAAATAACCAAGCCCAGTAGGGCGAACACATTATGAATAAAATAATAACCAATAACACATAACAAACTATGGAACAAAAAACAATATCAGTTAATGGAGTTGAGATCATTGCTCACTCTGACGGGAGTATCACAAGACCTTTCTACGGGGAGGTTAAGCGAACGTTTGGTTATAATAGCAGCACAGGCTATAAGAAATTGGGTCTTGGCAATAAAATGTTTTCAATTCATCGCATAATTGCTCAAGCTCTGCATCCAGATTTCTCAGAGGAACTACAAGTCGACCACAAAAATGGTGACAAAGTTGACAATCGTATTGAAAACCTTCGTATGTTAACCGAAGAGCAACAGGATGAGTGGCAACTAGCCACTGACTACTGGATTGAGCTTACCCTCGAAAAGTACAAGGGGTACGACCCCGATGACCTAACCCAAGTATTTATGCGTGGCCCATTCGCTGGCTGGAGTGAGCGCATGGTGCTGGAGTTAGCTGTGAAGATGGATGACGCAAATACAAAAGTACCGAGACATAAAACCCAGTAGGGCGTACACATTATACAACAATATACACCCATATACACGAGGACTAAACTTCGCACTGATTCGTTTACTATTGGCAGCAAGGGGGCTGCAAATACTCAAACGCACCTCCTGCTGCCCTCTGTAAATACCCTGTGCGGTGACAAATCAGTGACAAACATTGTCAAAACAGCTAAAACAAAGGCAAGTGCGAGGTGACAAAAAAAAGAAACTATCGTTACAAATCAATACGTTGACATAGCTTCAAAAAAAGTTAACATATTGCTCATGGGATGGTAAATGTCTTTATTGTCACCTCTTGCCGTAACCCTATTGAAATATAAGCATTTTTAAACAAACACTTATCCGTTTTATCTCTAAGTATTTATTTGCTTAGGTGACAAATCACTGACAAATAATTGACTATGGACACACAGCTCACACAAGACGAACTCAACACTGACATGACCACCGTAGGCGTGGGACGCTACCGCAATAAGGTAGAGGGAGCCCGTGCTCGTGGTATGGAGAGTGAGACATCGTATGGTCAGCGGCTAATACGTGGTGCGTTACCTGCCTATATCAAGGCTATTGATGACGTAAAAACAAAGTGGCGTGGATTTAAGAACAAAGGGAGGTGGCAACTCGACCTCCTAGAGATGCCCTCCGATAAGATTGGGTTCCTTGTTATCCGTACTGTCTTAGACCAGCTCACACAGAACTCTAAGATGACCGCTATGTGTACCAAGGTAGGCAACGTTATCGACTACCAGCGTCGCTCAGAGCACCTTGTACGTACCAACCCTAAAGGTGAAGGGATTGTTCTAGGGGCTACCCGTAAGAGCGGCTGGCAAGCTACCAAGAACCACATCCGCCTAAGCACCAAGCACGAGGTAGAGGGGGGACTCATGGAAGAGATCCCTTCTTGGACACGTAGAGACGTAGCAGCCACAGGACTCAACCTCGTAGAACTCCTTCGGGACGTCACAGGGATTATTGAGTACAGGTTCATTACTGATACAGGCAGACGCAACCCTACAAGGTACGTCACGGCCTCTCCAGAGACCTTGAAGTGGATAGAAGAGTTCAACTACCACAAGGAAATCATAAGCCCCTTCTGGCTCCCTACAGTGGATACACCGATGGAGTGGAAGAACGTGTGGGAAGGTGGATACAAGACAGAAGATACAGACCTCCCCAAGCTTCCGTTCATCAAGTCAACCAACATGGATTTCCTACGTGGTATCGAAGGTAAGATTGAAGAGCCTATGGAGGCTTGTAACCTTATCCAGCAGACACCTTGGAAGATTAACGATGACGTCCTGAAGACAATGCAGTGGGCTTGGAAGAACTCCGTAAAGGTCGGTGGGCTGCCTAGCCGCGACGATGAAGTGATGCCTGACATCCCTGATGACTTCCACGATAACAAACTGAGCAACCTACAGTGGCGCACGATGGCTTCGGGTGTTCACAAGCGTAACATGAGCACACGCTCAAGACGCCTATTGGTAGCCAAGGTGCTTTACCTAGCAGAGAAGCTTACAGATAGTCGGTTCTTCTATCCGTCCCACTGTGACTTCCGAGGTCGTGTATATAACATCCCTGCCTTCCTAGGTATCCAAGGCCCTGATATGTGTCGTGGGCTTCTTCGGTTCGCTAGACCTCAACGTATTAAGACAGCAACAGACCGCAAGTGGTTAGCTATTCAAGGTGCTAACACTTGGGGCTACGATAAAGTCACACTCGACCAGCGCGCTGAGTGGGCTGAGAACTTTTCCAAGGACGCCATCCGCATCGCAGCAGATCCTACCAAGGAGCTACTATGGACAAAGGCGGGCGACCCTTGGCAATTCCTTGCGTGGTGCTTTGAATGGGCCACACTACAGAACACGGGTAAGCTAGATACCTACCTCCCAGTGAATATGGACGCTACCAATAATGGGCTCCAGATTCTCTCTATGCTTACCCGTGACCCCTACGGGATGACTGCTACGAATGTGTTACCTACAGACACACCAGCAGACATCTACGGGGTGGTCGCCAAACAAGCAGAGGTAATTCTAAGAGCACAGGCAGCGGAGGGTGATGCTATCTCTAATGCTTGGGTCAACTTTGGCATAGACCGTAAGACAACCAAGAGACCCGTCATGTGTTACTCGTATGGTCTTACTGAATACAGTAATCGCTTGTATATCTCTGATTGGTATGAAGACCAGATACACGGTGAGGGACGCACCAGACCTTTTGATGAGAAGGAGAAGTACCTTGCCATCCACGTGCTTGCTAAAGCCGTCTGGAAGGGCATTGAGAGCGTCCTAGAGAAGCCTAAGGAATGTATGAAGTGGTTCCAAGATTGTGCCGCTATACTTACTGAGGCCGATCTGCCTGTGTCTTGGGTGTCACCTAGTGGCTTCCCTGTTCACCAGCAGTATTTCAACTTCACAAGTAAGAACATCAAGACTTGGATTAGCGGAACAGCTACTCACATTCGTTTCCGTGAGAACGACGATAAGCTTTCCAAGGTTCGCCAGCGGAATGGAGTGAGCCCGAACTTTGTGCACTCACTGGATGCTGCGGCTCTCCATAAAACAGTCATCAAAGCCAACAAAGATGAGGGTATTTACGACTTTGCTTTCATCCACGATAGCTACGGAACACACGCTACAGGATGCGAAGCTTTAAGTAAAAGTTTGCGAGATGTATTTATTTCTACTTTTAGTGTTGACCTCCTGCGTGATTGGAAACATCAATTAGAACAGCAATCGGGATTAGAGCTTCCTGAGCCGCCAGAATATGGCACTGCTGACATCTCCAAAATTAAAGATAGCACGTATTTCTTCAGTTAGCACTCTGCTGGCTGATTAGTAAAAACCACCGATAACAGGTAATAGTAAAACAAAATGAGTAAAGTAATAACAACACCAAAAGGTAAAGCAGTATGGCCACGCATCGACACACCAGACACCAAGTTTGATGAAGACGGCGTTTATAGCTGTAAGCTCCACGTAAGTGAAGGTGACTTCAAAGCTTTCGAGGCAATCGTAAAGCCGAAGCTTGATGCCGCTTACAAGGAAGAGTGCAGTCGCCAAGGTAAAGACAAGATCCGCATGGCTGCGTCATCTCCTCTCCGTATTAACGATGAGGGTGATCACGAAATCTACGCCAAGCAAAAGGCTAAGGTTCACACCAAGTCTAAGGGGACTCTTGAGTTCACCATTGCAGCAGTAGACAGCCAAGGAAAGAAGATTGCTATGCCTAAGATTGGCAGCGGTTCTATCCTTAAGATGGCAGTTGAAGTCAACACTTGGTTCGTTCCAAGCCAAGGCTTCGGATACACCCTGCGTCTCCGTGCAGTACAGGTACTCGACCTGATTGAGTACGGTGGCGGTGATAGCTCCTTCGGCTTTGGTGCTGAAGCAGACGGCTACGTAGGTAGCGGTGAATCCCTCAACCAAGCATTCGAAGTAGCAGATGAAGCGGAAACGTCCAACGCGCCGTTCTAGCAAGTTTCGTTCGAAGTTCGAAGAGACCGTAGCCTCCGCCTTAAATGCGGCGGGGGTTACCCACTCTTACGAGTCGATGAAACTTAATTACACGAGGGAGTGTAAGTACACACCTGACTTCGTTTTGGACAATGGTATTATTTTGGAGGTAAAGGGATATTGGATAGCGGCAGACCGAACCAAACATTTGAGAGTCAGGGAAGCAAATCCAGACCTCGACATTCGCTTTGTATTTCAACGAGCATCAAACACACTAAGCAAGAAGAGCAAGACCACCTACGGGGACTGGTGCGACAAACACGGGTTTCTGTGGTGCGAGAAAAAGCTCCCACACAAATGGACGATCTAGAGGCAGTAGCCACACACCAACCTTGCGATGACTGCGGAAGCAGTGACGCACTCACACACAATTCTGATGGCAGTACCAAGTGTTATGCTTGCGGTATTTTCACGCCTAACAGAAACAAACAAAACACAAACACACACACACAAATGGAAACACAAGTATCACCACTAGGATTCGTAAACGGACAGTTCATGGACATCACACCACGTGGTATTCACAAGGACACGTGCGTAAAATATGGTTATCAAATCGGGGAACTTAACGGTAAACCTTGTCACGTAGCTAACTACCGCAACCTTGATGGCACACAGGTCGCCCAGAAGTATCGCTTCGCAGACAAGAGCTTCCACTGTAACGGGAGCCCTGCTTATTTCTTCGGTCAAAACTTGTGGCCTAATGGTGGCAAGAAGCTGGTCATTACTGAAGGCGAGATTGATTGCCTTACTGTTAGCCAACTCCAAGGAAACAAGTGGCCTGTAGTATCACTTCCGAGTGGCGCTCAGTCAGCTAAGACTATCTTCAAGAAGCAACTTGAATGGCTCTCCTCGTGGCAGGAGGTCGTTGTTATGTTTGACGAAGACAAGGCAGGACGCGAAGCAGCCGAGAGTGTTGCTCACATCCTTCCTGCTGGTACTTGTAAGATCGCTCGGTTGTCTATGAAAGACCCGAACGAGATGCTTCTAGCCAACAAAGGTGAAGAGGTAATCCAAGCTTTCTGGAACGCTAAGGTATGGCGTCCTGATGACATTGTAGATGGCTCCGAGCTTTATGACCGTCTTACTGTCCCCAAGGAAAATGACAGCATCCCTTATCCTTACTATGGACTTAACTCGCTCACTCACGGACTTCGTAAAGGTGAGATTGTTACCTTCTGTGCTGGCTCAGGCATCGGCAAGTCTGCCGTATGTAAAGAGATTGCCCTACACGTCCTCAAGACTACTGATCGTAAGCTTGGTTACATCGCCCTCGAGGAATCCATTGAGCGTACAGCTAACGGTATCATTGGTCTGGAGATGTCCAAGCCTCTACACCTAGAGCCCTTCGAGCCTGATGAGAAATACAACGAGGCTTACAAGAAGACAGTAGGCTCTGGTCGCTTCTACCTCTACGACCACTGGGGCTCCCTAGACAGTGATAACCTACTTGGACACATCCGCTACATGGCTAAAGCTATGGATGTAGACTACGTGGTTCTGGATCACCTCTCTATCATCGTATCTGGCATGGGTGATGGCGACGAGCGTCGTATGATTGACAACACAATGACCAAGCTCCGCGCTCTTGTAGAAGAGACTAAGATTGGTGTTGTTCTTGTGAGTCACCTCAAGCGTCCTGAAGGAAAGGGACACGAGGAAGGCGCAGCGACATCACTAGCACAACTCCGAGGATCTGCTGCTATCGCTCAGCTCTCCGATATGTGCATCGGTCTTGAGCGTAACCAACAAGACACCGAGAATCGTAACAGGACAACTCTTCGCGTACTGAAGAACCGTTTCAGTGGGGAGACAGGCGTAGCTTGTAACCTTCTTTACGACAAAGACACGTGCCGCCTCTCAGAGGATACCAACCCTCTCTTCGATGACACTGATGACGCCACAGCAGGCTTCGGACACTAATCACTAACCAAAGGAGTATATGAGCAAATGGATACAAGATTCATCTTGGAAGCGAGGGCAAGTAGTAGAGTCTGCATTCGCTACACTGTTAAACGTGCGGTCTGATAATGTCAGAGCGGCTGACCTTCGGGAACAGTTCTCTCACGTTGACTACTTCTCGGACTTTGGGAGCATTGACGTGAAAGCCCGTAAGAAGGTTGCTCGTGATGATGACTCCCTACAGGACGAGTTAGTCTGGCTGGAGTTTAAGAACGTTCAAGGTAAGCTGGGGTGGCTCTACGGCTCTGCCGACTGGATTGCCTTTGAGCGTCTCCTCGACTTCGTTCTAGTTAAACGTTCCGACCTAGCCAACGAGGGGGAAAACCTCTGCGCTCTAGGTGACCGAGTAGCTGTAGGAAGTGACGCCCTCTACAAAGGCTACCAACGCAGGGGCCGTAGAGACCTCTTATCAATCGTGAAGATGTCCGACATCCTAAAGTTGCACCATCAACTATGGACAAAAGACGTTGACAACACCGAACACTAACCTTTGATTTAAGTACACACATGAAAACAATAGCTTACTTCGACATAGAAACCAACGGCATCACAGACTGGTCAACTCTATCTGACCTTAAAGATCTGCACTGCCTTGTAGTAATAGACCAAAATGGAACAGGAGCGTACCGAGCTGATAGCATCCAACAAGGATTAGATCGTCTCTCTGCTGCTGACCATATCGTAGGACACAACAGTATCGGCTTTGATGCTATCGCCCTTTGGAAGCTCTACGGCTACCGTCACGAGGGTGTGTTAGACTCAGCAGTCATTGCTAGGTTTATGTTCCCTGACATCCGTAACGATGACTTCAAACGTGAAGGTTTCCCTAAGCCCCTCATTGGTTCCCACAGCTTAAAGGCTTGGGGTTATCGCATTGGTAACAACAAGAGTGACCACGGTGAGACTGAAGACTGGTCTACTTGGTCACAAGAGATGGAAGACTATTGTGTGCAAGATGTGGAGGTCACCAAGTCTCTCTATGAGTTCTTTCTCAAGAAGGGATTAGGTGGCCTCCAGCAAGCGTGTGACTTAGAGCACAGCTTTGCTAAAGCTATCCGTATCCAAGAGATGAACGGATTTCCTTTTGATGTTAAAGCAGCCGAGAAGCTTACTGCCACCCTTATGGGTCGTAGAGCTGCTCTGGATGTAGAATTGCGTGAAGTATTCGCGCCTACTGAAGAAGTCACCAAGAGTAATTGGTGGCTCGCTCCTGATGGTACAAAGTCCCGCACCAAGAAAGCCTTGGTCGAAAAGGGATTCAAGCCAAAGGAGATTACTAAGGGTGAGCAAGTGACGAAGCTCATTCCGTTTAACCCAAATAGCCGCGACCAAATAGCGGAACGTCTAATGGCTAATGGCTGGAAGCCCAGCGCCTACGAAGGCAAACGCCCAGCAATTAACGAGGGGGTACTAAAGGAAATCGGAACAACCCAATCCGAGAAGCTCCTTGAGTACCTCCTCGTCACCAAGCGGCTCGGTCAAGTGGCTGAGGGCAAACAAGCTTGGCTCAAGTTAGAAAAGAAAGGACGTATCCACGGCTCTATCAATACGAATGGAGCTGTATCGGGCAGATGTACACACAGGAATCCGAACGTGGCTCAAACTCCTTCGGGACGTGCTCCTTATGGTGAAGAGTGTCGCTCTTGCTGGACAGCCCCAACGGGTAAAGTTCTAGTAGGTGCTGACGCTAGTGGCTTAGAGTTACGATGCCTTGCTCACTACCTAGCTTTGTTCGGTGACAAGGAGTATGCCAAGACTATCTTAGAAGGTGACATTCATACAGCCAACCAAAAGGCTGCTGGGCTACCTACTCGTGATGACGCCAAGACTTTCATCTACGCCTTCCTGTATGGTGCAGGGGACGCCAAGATTGGTTCTATTGTTGGTGGTAACGCCAAGCAAGGGAAAGCACTCAAGGCTTCCTTTATGAAGCAGACGCCATCCATCAAGAAGCTCTATGACGCTGTAGCCAACGCCTTGGAAGTTAAAGGGATGCTCCGAGGTATTGATGGTCGCCCTCTTCCTTGTCGTTCCCCTCACTCAGCGGTCAACTTGTTACTACAGTCAGCAGGAGCAGTAGTAATGAAGCAAGCCCTCGTAGAGTTCACCAAGATGGCTAAGCTGCCTTATGAGATGCACGGTAACATTCACGATGAAGTCCAGTTCTCCTGTGCTCCTGAACACGCTGACGAACTTGGACGGACGTTCTGCAACGCGCTAGGGAAAGCTGGCAAGGTTCTCAAGTTTAACTGCCCACTAGATGGAGAATACTCTGTCGGGGCCAATTGGAAAGAAACACACTAACACACACACAAGTATGAAAACAGAACAAGACATAATTAACGAGGCAGTTCTTGAAAGGCTCCTATTAGATCATGAATTACGACGTATTGCCTATAAAGAAAAAGAAATCACATTACTGCAGAAGGAAGTAGAGGATATGAAAAACACTCTGGAACCTGAGGGAAGGATGATGCCTAAATGGTATGGGATACTTATCAAAAAAGTAGACGCATTATATACTTCTCAGACGCCCTCCTCCCATAACTACTAATACACACATGAAAGAAACAAAAAACAAACTACTACTGATCGATGCTGATATGGTTCTCTACAAGGCGGCCTGTGCTGCTGAGCAAGAGATGCGCTGGGATGATAACACTTGGACACTTCAAACCAATATGTTGGAAGCTAAAGCCGAGGCAGACCGTCAGATAGACACCATCTGCAAATCCTTAAAGAGTAAGAAGATTAAGTTGTTCTTCTCTCCTAAGCGCACGTTCCGTCACGAGATGTGGCCCGCCTACAAAGCCAACCGAAAAGACAAGCGTAAGCCTCTAGGTATCGGCGAGCTTCGTGACTGGATGATGGAGGAGTATGACTCTGTTATGTATCCTAACATCGAAGCGGATGACGCTATTGGTATCTGGGCTACAGCAGCTCCCGACTCCCGTGTTGCCGTCTCTGGTGACAAGGACTTCGGAACACTCCCTATCCACTGGTACAATCATCTAAAGGACACCTTGCGTATCATCACCAAGGAAGAGGCAGATCACTTCCACCTAGTACAATCCCTCATGGGAGACACTACGGATGGCTTTGGTGGTCTCAAAGGTTGTGGGCCTATGACAGCTAAGAAACTCCTAGAGAAGAATGGAGCTACTTGGCAGACTGTTGTGGACGCCTACGAAGCCAAGGGGTTCTCCGAGGATGATGCACTAATGACCGCTCGCCTAGCTCGTATCCTCCGACATGGGGACTACGCCTTTGACACTAACGAAGTAACCCTGTGGAATCCTACAAATGCTTAATTCAATAGACAAATTAGTACACGACATCGAACAAGCTAGCAGCAAACACAACGAAAACATGACTGAAGTAATTAAAACTGTTCTCCCTGACTCTGGGGCTCGCTCCGAGTTCACCACTGGTGCTGTCCGAGATGCCTCCGAAGGAAAGGGGAATCCCTCCTTGATACCTATAGATGCTCTTCGGGCTGTTTCTCGGCGGTTTGAAGACGGAGCTACCAAGTACGGACGGGATAACTGGAAGCAAGGTATTCCTCTTAGCCGCTACGTGGATTCCCTGTATCGCCACCTGTGGCAGCTCATGGAAGGCGATACCACAGAAGACCACGCAGGTGCTATTATCTGGAACGCTATGTGCCTTACTCAAACCAAGAAATGGGTAGAGCAAGGTAAGCTTCCAAATGAACTTAACGACCTATAGCGGGCTTGTCTCGCGCCCTATAAAAACTAAAAAGATACCGTAACGATGGAAATAGACAATCAAGCAGAAATGCCACCTATTAACAAGGCGCTCCTAGATGCCCTAGAGAGTTCCTTTCCCACTCAGGATTTCCCTGCAACTGACAGTGTTCCTCAGCTTAACTTTCACTATGGACAACGCTCCGTGGTAAATTTCATTAAGCACCACTACCAACTTCAAACTGAAAATATAATCAACCCAAAGTAATATTATGTGTACATCAGCCCCCAAGATCCCAGATCCAGTACCACCACCAGCTCCTCCCCCACCTCCTACTAAGGTGGCTAAGAAGGTCGAAAACAAGGCGCTCAAGAAACGACAGAGCTCCAAAAAGAGTGGTACTTCTGCTCTTACCGTTCGTCGCTCCACAGTGAACACAGGATCAGCAGGTAGTGGCGCAAACATCTCTTACTAATTAAAAGCAAAAACTAATATGGCAGACCGAACCCTCACGATTAACCACGCAGGTGGAGACAGCGAAACTTATACTCTAAAAACCGAGGATGTCTTGGGGGTTCGGGTAATGTCCGTAGATGGACAGGAGGTTACAGTAGACCGCACAGCACCCGACGCAATCAGAGGCGTCATGGTGGATGATAATTATAGCATCGTTTATGATCTACAAGGCGAGGCTGTTAAGACGCTCTACGTGGATGGCTCCGCAATAACCATTGATCGTAGCGACGAGCGTAGTGAGGTCTTACCCTATGACTTTGCTACCTATGGCACGCCAGAGTATGCTTATTCTGCTTTTCATGACTTCACTGGTACAGGAATGAATATCGTTCAGTTTGAACGTGATGGAGACAATACTAGAAGCGACTTTACGGAGGCAGAGATAAAAGACGGGACTGCTGTGGCTTGGGCATCCTCTGGAGGTGGAAATGGAAATGCTCGTTTACGCATCCTATACAATCAAGGCTCGACCAGTGGTGCTGATGTAGCGAGATACTCTACGAGCCAAACTCCTAAGATCATAGAGAATGGAGGCTTACTTCCACATGCAGAGTTTGATGGTGTGAATGACTTCTTACAGTCTTCATCTGGAGTTGCTCCCATGGCGGGCGATTTCACATTGGTTTCGGTAGCTGCTACGCGTAGTGATAAATCATATAACCCAGTAGTCTCCGTTGTAAATACAGGGAACGTAAACAACCGCATAGTACATGAACTCCGAGACTCTGTCCTTCTGGAGTATAACCCTGATGGCACAAATCGCACAATCTCCCCTAACGACATTAACAGTGAACAAACCTATATAACATCCGCCCTAGCTGGTTCGGGACGTTTAGACGTGTTCCTCGATGGTTCTAGTAAAGCCAGTGAAGATATTACGGGTGTTACCTCTAATGGTCTTAATAGGTTGGATATAGGACGCAATAGAGCTGGTAACCGATATGGGAAGATAAACTTCAAGTCGGTTATTATTTACGAAAATCGTAAGAGCGATGATGAGCATGCTAAGATGGTCGAGTCCGTTAAAAAAACACATGACAATACCATCTACTTGCTTCTTGAAATGGGACAAAGCAACTCAGTTACCTTAGCTGCTCCAGCAGTTATTGAACCCTACCCAGAGCAAGATAGCGAAGTCATGATTAAGATGTCTGCTGGTACGGATGCAGGTAATAATGACGGCTCTATCAATGAAGCTAACCAAACCACTAATGGAGCTTTCGCATTATCGAGCGACTACCCTAATGCTTATGGAGCAGAACGCGCCTTCGCTCGTCGCATTCAAGGCTTATTAGGACGTAAGGTTGCTATTGTTAAGTTCTCCCGAAACGGTCGTAACATCGCTCGCTGGAATAACACTGGAAATGGTAATTATAAAGACTTCTGGCCTTCATATTTATCTAGTGCCAAAGCCTCCCTAGAAGCTCAGGGTTATACTGTTAAAACTATTTTTCACTGGAACCAAGGACATTCAGATTGTCAGTGGAGTCGAGGAGCCAGCTATCAAACAAACCTAGAAACGCTTATTGCCGATGTCCGATCCACCGTTAACGAGTCCGACATGCCTGTTATTATTGGTCGAACATACGCTGATGTTAATCACGTTGAGCTTCCTAACAGTAATGAAACGGATTACAATAACGTCCGAGCGGCTCAAGAGGCCGTAGGAGGACAAGCTAACTGCTGTTGGTACAACCGAGACTCCATGCAGTTCAGGGATGAGCATACTCACTTTACTAAAGAAGAATACCAACGAGAGGGTTCCTCGTTAATGTGGGACGCCTACTTCTCTAAGTTCTTTAGCTATTAAAATTGACAGCTACCTAATCCCCGACACTATCGAAGATAACATTTAACTACCCTTTACCCCTTGCTCGTTCTGTAGAGAGCTCCTTAACCCCAATCGGTTAGATTTGCGCCCAACAGAAGGAAGCCCACCGTTCGAGCAAGGGTTTATTTTATAAAGACAATATATGAATACTGAAACAGCTCAAGCACTCTACTCCAAACTGGAAGGTAAGCGATACCAATACGTAGATCGTGCTCGCCAGTGTTCCAAACTTACCCTTCCTTACATTATGACTGAGGAAGGTTTCGGCGCACATAGCCGCCTAGAAACACCCTTTCAAGGCATTGGGGCTCGCGGAGTGAATAACCTCGCATCTAAACTACTACTAGCACTCCTTCCACCCAATGCCCCTTTCTTTCGTCTCAACGTAGACAACCACGGACTTGAACAAGAAGGCGCTCCAGCAGAGTTAATCTCTGAGATTGAGAAGTCCCTTCAGCAAGTTGAAGAGTCCGTTATGGATGAGATTAGCCGTGAGACCTATCGCACTGCCCTCCATGAAGCCCTGAAGCATCTTATCATCACAGGTAATGCACTTATCTACCTTCCTGAAGAGGGTGGTATGCGTGTGTTCCATCTTGATCGTTTTACAGTGGAGCGTGACCCAATGGGTAACATTCTCTACATCTGCACCAAAGAGCAGCTATCCTATATGTCCCTCTCCCAAGAGATGAAAGACATCGCTGGTAACGCTGATGGTGAAGGAGCTGACAACGACGTCAACCTGTTCACTGCTGTTTGCCGCAAGGAGAATGGCTGGAAGGTATGGCAAGAAATCAATGGCAACCTTATCCCTGATAGTGAAGGCTTCTACCCACTAGACAAGAACCCCTTTATCCCCCTCCGCTTCTCCCGCATCGACGGTGAGGACTATGGACGAGGATACGTTGAAGAGTACCTAGGTGACCTGCAATCCCTTGAGAGCCTCCAAAGAGCTCTTGTAGAAGGCTCAGCAGCCGCAGCTAAGGTTCTCTTCCTCGTAAATCCCAACGGTACAACACGCGCTAAGACACTTGCTGAATCACCTAATGGTGCTATCGCTCAAGGTAACGCTGCTGATGTGTCCGTTCTCCAGATCAACAAGTTCAATGACTTCCGAGTAGTCCAAGAGAGCATCGTAAAGATCGAAGAGCGTCTTGGTCATGCCTTCCTGTTGACCTCAGGTGTTGTTCGTAACGCAGAGCGTGTCACTGCTGAAGAGATCCGTATGCTAGGACAAGAGCTAGAGACTGCTATCGGTGGTCTTTACTCACTGCTTTCCGTAGAGCTCCAGATGCCCATGGTTAATCGCCTCATGGAAGTGATGCGTAAGAAGAAGAAGCTTCCTAAGCTCCCTAAGGACATCATCAATCCTGTTATCATCACAGGTGTTGAAGCCCTTGGTCGTGGTCACGATCTACAGAAGCTAGATATGTTCCTAGCTGGTGCTGCTCAAGTAGTAGGCCCTGAAGCTGTAGCTCAATATGTGAACGTCGGAGAATACTTTAAACGTCGTGCTACATCCCTCGGTATTAAGACTGATGGATTAGTTAAAGGCGAAGAACAAATGGCTCAAGAAGCCCAACAAGCCCAACAAATGCAGATGGCAGAGAAGCTAGGCCCAAGTGGTATCAAAGCTATTTCTGACCAAGCGAAAGTACAACAAGAACAAGCTCCCGTAGAGGAATAATAAACTAGAATATGGCTGACCTACATCAAGTACAGATCAATGAAGTAAATGAGGAAGAGAATATCTCCCTCGAAACACAAGCTGCTATGCAAGAAGAAGCAGCTAACCAGCGTAACCAAACGCTTGAAGCAGACCCAAAAGAGGGCAAGGAAACTATTGAAGAGCAGCTCAAAGTAGACGAAGAGCCTGCTGAAGAAGAACGCCCTGAGTGGCTCGACGAGAAGTTCGAGAGCCCCGAAGAGATGGCTAAGGCTTACAAAGCTCTTCAACAGAAGATGTCCAAGCCAAAGGCTGAGAAGAAAGAGTCCGCTAAGACGGAAGAAGCTTCTGCTCCAGAGGCCACTACAAGTGCTATTGAAGATGCTCGTAGTGAGTTCGCTGATAGCGGTGAGTTGTCCGACAAAGCCTTTGATGCTCTTGAGAAGGCGGGACTACCTCGTTCGTTCGTAGAGCAATACATCGCTGGTCAACAAGCTATGTCAGTACAGCAAGCTGCTACCATCCAAGAGTCTATTGGTGGTGCTGGTAACTACGAGGCTATGTCTGAGTGGGCTTCTGAGAACCTTGCTGATGGCGACCTTGATGCCTTTAACGATATCGTAGAAGGACCGTCAGTAGAGCAAGCTCGTGTAGCTGTTAAAGGACTGTATGCTCAGTTCCAAGCTGCTGGTGGTAAAGGCCCTGCTCTTGTCCAAGGATCCACTTCAGGTGATGCAGGTGTAAAGCCATTCGGTTCTACAGCTCAAGTTACAGAAGCTATGCGTGATCCTCGTTATGCCAGTGATCCAGCTTATCGTGAAAACGTAGAGAAGCGGATGTCTGTTTCCTCAATCTTTTAACCAATAAAGTAATATAATATGAAAGAAATTATCTCATACCTAGTATCCAACGTAGACAGTATTCTGTTTGCTGTTTCGGCTGTCGTAGCTGCTGCTTCTGCTGTAGCTGCTCTTACTCCTACTCCCAAAGATGACTCCATCGTAGCTAAAGCTTACAAGGTTCTCGACTGGGTCGCTCTTAACGTAGGCAAAGCTAAAGACAAGTGATTACTACAATCGTTCAGTTACTAATAGCGTTCCCTAAGATCGGAGCTATGTTTCTGAAGATACGAACCGAATATGTTAAAGAACTTGCAACTCGTCGTCACCGTGAGCACAGCACTCGTATTAATGAGTGGGTGCGTGACACTAAGAGAGAGCAGGATTCCTGAGTTCATCGAGGAGCTAGACCAACACGAGTTTAGCTCCTCTGAACGGGAAACCATCGGGGACATCCTCGACTACGTGAATGATCTAGAAAACAGTGTTAAGTAAACTAATAGTTCTATCCCTTTTGTTGTTCGGGTGCTGCCAAGCGGACACCTCAATAACCCTTAAAGACTTCGTTAAGTTAATCCCTCAGTGGGAAGTCTACCCTGATAGTCCTCACACAATAGTGGGTGACAACGGGGCTGCTTATGGTCACTACCAGATACACAAGGTAATGGTGGACGATTACAACCGTATTACTGGTTCTAAAGCCTCCCATACGGACGTATTTGACCCAGCGTTCGGCCAGAGGGTCGCTTATGCTGTTCTGAAGCACTATGCGAAGCACATACAAGCCTCTGGTGTTACACCTACGGCTGACCACATGCTGTTCATCTGGAATGGTGGAGGTAGTGCTTGGAAGCGCGTAGATAATCCCATCAATGACCAGAAGCAAATCAATCTAAACAGGTATCGAGCAAAGGCTCTACCTATCATCAACCAATTTCGTTCCCAACTGCAAGAAGTAACAGCTTTGCCCTCCGAGGAGGATAACCTAGCAGTGAACCAAGCGAGTAAGAACAACCAACTGTAGTCCCCACTCTGGGAGCTACTCCAAGTAAACTAACTCAAAAATAGAAATAATATAATGGCTAATACAAGTCCGTCCCGTTTGGGACAAGTAAACGGTTCTGGAGACGTCGATAGTCTCTTTCTCAAAGTGTTCTCGGGAGAAATCCTGACAACCTTCGAGGAGCAGAACATCATGAAAGACCTCCACATGGTTCGCACCATTCAGTCTGGTAAAACAGCTCAGTTCCCTGTTACAGGTGTTGCTGACGCTAAGTACCACACTGTCGGTGAAGACATCGTGGACAGCTCTAACAGCTACCTATCAACCATCAAGCACGCTGAGCGCACCATCAACATCGATGACGTTCTGATTGCTTCGACATTCATCGCCAATATCGATGAGCTTAAGAACCACTACGACGTCCGTAGCATCTACGCTAAGGAACTCGGTAAGGCTCTTGCTAAGCGCTTCGACATCGCAACAATGAAGACTCTCTTCGCTGCTGCTGGTGGTACATCGCCTATCGGTGGTAATGGCGGTACAAGCATCTCTGGTGCTACTACTGACACTGCTGCTGGTCTTGTTGACTCGCTCTACGCTGTTGCTCGCTCGCTTGACGAGAAAGACGCTCCAGACGAGGGTCGTTTCGCAGTTCTGACTCCTTCTCAGTACTACACTCTCCTCACTTCTGACAATGTTGCGATCAATCGTGACACAGGTGGTGTAGGTAATGTTGCAACTGGTAAGATCGCTCAGGTCGCTGGTATCAACCTCTTCAAGAGCAACCACCTTGATAGCGTTATCTCTCTTGGTGACGCATCTGCTGTTGCAACTGATGACGGTGCTGCAAACAATGACGTGTTCGGTGCTGGCGGTGCTGGCTACAATGGTGACTTCTCCGCTCTTAGCGGTACAGCATCTGCTAAGGGATTCCTTGCAGGTACTAAGGAAGCTATCGGTACTGTTAAGTTGCTCGACTTGGCTACTGAGTCTGAGTACCAAATCCAACGCCAAGGTACATTGTTCGTTGCTAAATACGCAATGGGCCACGGCGCTTTGAGGCCAGAATGTGCTGTGAAGGTTCTTCCTGCATAGTAATTAACAATTAAGCGGAGCCCCTTGGGACAATCCCCTTGGGGCTCTTTTTAAACCACACAACCCACTATCTATTTGAAAGAAACTAAACAGTGTCGCATTTGCAAAGAGGACAAGCACCTCAGCGAATACCATGTTCACAGTCATAAGACTGGTAAGTTACGCAGTGAGTGTAAGGCTTGTAGACGTAGCAATGATCTCAACCGCACTTATGGGATTAATGCAGATGAATATAATGCCCGCCTAGAATCCCAAAAAGGTGTTTGCGCTATCTGTGGTACTGACACGCCATCCCCGACCCAAGAAGAAACTCACAAACACTTATTCGTTGACCATTGTCACACCTCAGGAGCCGTTAGAGGTCTCCTCTGTAGTGCCTGTAACACTGGTCTTGGACTTTTCAAAGACAACCCTGAGCGCCTAAAAGCCGCCATTCACTATTTAACAAAGAAGTAATATGCCCACTCTGACCTCCAAACTAGAAGCAGTTAATTCGATGCTAGGACACATTGGCGAAAGCCCTGTGAACAGTATCAGTAACACCAACGCACTCCCTGTTTCCGCTGCTACTGCTATCTCTGCTCTTGATGAGATTAGTCGTTCCGTTCAGTCAGAGGGTTGGCAATTCAACACAGAAGTAAACGTCACCCTAAGCCCTGCTGGGGATGGCTCCATAACTTTATCAGAGGACATCCTTGAGCTAGACCCAATCGACACCTCAATAGATGTCGTACAGCGTGGTTTAAATCTCTTTGATCGTTCTAATAACACCACAGTGTTCACCAAGGATCTCAAAGTGAACCAAACACGTCTCCTAGATTGGGACTCTCTACCAGAACCAGCTCGCCGCTATATTGTACTGCGTGCCTCTCGTGTGTTCCAAGGGCGCATCATTGGCTCTCGTGAACTAGAAGCCCTTATCGCTCGTGATGAATACAAAGCTTATGCAGCTCTCATGGACTTCGATAGTGGCAGTTCTGATCGGACTATATTTGACAACTACGACGTAGTCTCCAGAATTGGTATTAACCGTAACTACGACCTTACATAATGGCTTTAATTAACACCAGTGTTCCCAACCTTATCCAAGGTGTCTCTCAACAACCTGATGCTACACGCTTTGATGGACAATGTGAGGAGCAGGAAAACGCTCTTAGCTCTGTTGCAGAAGGCTTGAAGAAACGCCCTAACACTCGGCATGTTGCTAGGTTGTTAGAGGAGGCTATTGATGAGAACAGTTTTGTTCACTTTGTTAATCGCAGTGACTCAGAGAAGTATGTTCTTATTCATGATGGCTCTAAGATGCACGCCTACAATACTATTAGTGGGGTAGAAGCTACAATCAACGGCTCTACTGGAGGTTTTACCGTGTCAGGCGGTTACTTAGATGTTGTTAATCCTAGAACTATTTTAAAAGCACTTACGATTTCCGATACTACACTTATTCTAAATAACAAGAAAACGGTATTACCTTCTACAACTAAAACAGCAGGCATCGTCAAACAAGCCTTGGTAACTATCATCCAAGGAGGGTATACAAAAGATTACACGGTAGACGTAAACGTAACAGCAAAGGCTCCTATATCAACAAGCTCTGTTTCAGGTTATGTAGCGCCTACACTTACTATAAACACGACTCCCTATAACTATGACACTTATAGCGAGGGCGACGACTCTTATGAGCTGCATATAAACTACTATAAACACCTCGTTTCGTCGGTAACAGTTGTGAGCGGAGGCACTAACGTACCCTCTGATTTTCAGATTCAGTTAGCCTCAAACTACACCATATACACGTCCCCTACGTTCTCTGTAACCGTTGTAGGGGGAGTGGTAACTGGAGTTACTGTAGTATCAGGAGGAGATTTTGAAGGAGACCCAATAGAGCAGGTATTATCAGGAGGAGGAAGCAGCGCTACTCATTCTTATAATGAAGCAAATATAGGTATCATCCCCCCAAACATAACTGTTACTAATGGAGGATCGACCGTCGATACTATTGTTGCCTCTTTGACTGCCAAGGCTACGAGTGGTAGCGATAACGCTAGCATACACGCCAACACGGATAACATTGCAGAACGGATGAAAGTCCAAATGATTTCTGGTTCTACGGTATCAGATGAGTTTGATAATCACTTCTCCGTCGTAAGGAACGGTAATAGTATTTTACTAACTCTAACATATGATGGTGAAACGGGAGACGACCCTGATATCGAGTATGACTTCAATATCACAGCTACAGACTCTCTAGGCGACTCTGGTATGACAGCCGTCTACAAAGCTACAGACACAATATCTAATCTACCTTTAAGAAATCAAAACGGATTTAAAGTTAAAATTGTAGGAGACGCTGAGTTAGCTCAAGATGATTATTATACTCAGTTTGAAACAGCGGACGGCTCTAATTTTGGTAAAGGGGCTTATGTAGAAACTGTTGGCAACGATATTGTAAGAGGAATAGATGCAAGCACAATGCCTCATGTATTAGTAAATTACGGTGTAAACGCCTTTGATTTTAAAGAGGCTTCTTATTTGGACAGAGTCGCGGGCGATGACAAAAGTAACCCTCTACCTTCGTTTCAAAACCAAAACATTAGTGGTATGTTCTTCTTCAAAAATCGCCTTGGATTTCTGAGCGGTGATAACGTAGTTATGACTGAAAGTGGTTTTGGAACATCTTCTACGGATGGGTCGGTTACATTTAATTTAGGACGAACTACTGTTGCGTCTCTGTTAGACTCAGACCCTATTGATATTTCAGTATCTAGCAGTAGAGTCACTAGCCTGAAAGCCGCTAAAGGCTTCCAAGAGAACCTCATATTGTTTTCTGATAATGGACAGTTTGTTTTAAAGGGTGGTGATATTCTAACACCTAAGACAGTCAGCGTCACTCCAGTTACTAACTTCAGCTTTGAAGCCCAAGTAGACCCTCTTCCATTAGGTTCTTATATATACTTCCCGTTCACTCGTGGAGCCTTTACAGGTATGCGAGAGTTCACTGTAAACGCCTCAACCGATAATTACGATTCCACTGAGGTCACTGAACACGTTCCTGCTTACATCCCTAAAAACATTATTGATATGGCGGGAACCACCTCGGAGGACATGATTGTGTTACTCAGTGGTGAGGAAAAAGGTTCTCTATATATCTACAATTACTTCTGGAACAACAACCAGAAAGTCCTTAGTGCTTGGTCGAAGTTTACCTTCACGGGTGAGATACGAGGTATCGAGTTCATTGAGTCTACTCTCTACGCAGTCATCACCAACAACGGAGAAACCAACCTCGTAGAGATGCCTCTGGAGTCTGGTCTATCGGACGCTGCTGGTTATGTTACTCACCTCGACAACCGAGTAGCAGTCACAGTCACTAATGGCGCCTCTACAATCACCCTGCCGTACACCCCAGCGGACAACTCAGTGGAAGTCTATACGACTGATGGTTTATCCCTCAACTGCACCAATAGCGGCTCTACAGTCACCCTTAGCAGTCCTGTGTCATCCGATACAGACGTCTGGGTAGGTATCCCTTATACAATGAAGTATACGTTCTCTGAGCAACTCTTCAAAGCCAAAGCAGGCAATGGTAAGAGTCCCTCTAATGCAGCTAAGATGATGATCCGTAACGGCTCGTTGTACTACGACAAATCAGCTTACTTCAAGGTAAAGGTAACCCCTAAGTTCCGTGATACCTACGAGAACATCTTCACGCCTGATGTTGTAGGTTCATCTGTACTAGGTTCCCTTAGCCTCGACAGTGGTTTCTATCGCTTCCCTGTGTTCACTAAGCCACAGGATACAACCATCACCATTGAAAACGAGAGTGCTCTTCCGAGTACATTCCAGAGCGCCGAGTTTGAATCCTTTGTTCACTCCCGCTCTAACCGATATGGATAAAATACTAAGTACCAATGGGTCTTGTAAGGTAGTTGTTGCTACCCACGAGCACGTAGAGCGTATCTATCCTTATATGCGAAAAGCAGACCAAGTGGAGATAGCTTGTATGGGCCACGAGCCCCGTCAGTCACTCTTGAGTGCTCTTGAGAGTGATGACGTTACCCTGACAGCCTTAGACGGTGAAGGGGTTCCCTTTGCTATGTTCGGTGTAGGTCAAGTAGAGAACCAAGCGTACATCTGGTGTCTAGGCACTGATGGTGTTTCTGATAACGCCTATGACTTCCTTAAAGCGTCCCGTGAGTGGACTCAACGATTAACCAAGCCTTATGGCGCAACCTTTAACTTTGTCCATGAGGATAACCACGTAGCCCTAAAGTGGCTCAAATTCTGTGGAGCAATCTTCATTCGTAAACTTACCTTTAGCAATCAACCCTTCTTTGAATTTATAATCCCCTCTAAATAATATGTGTCCTCCAATAATAGCAGCAGGTCTCGGCATCGCATCAATGGGTGCTCAGATCCATGGTCAAAAGCAACAAGCAAAGACCCAAGCGAAAGTCCAAGCAAATGCTTCGGCAGCAGAACGTCAGCGTTATCTTCAAGAGGTATCCTCTATGCGTGTCCAGCAAGGACAAGAGGAAGTTGCAGCAGCACAGCGTGTTAATGCGTCCGCTAGGAAAGCCCGTGAAGCACGAGCAACGGCACGAGTAAGCGCTGGTGAGGCAGGAGTAGCAGGACTTAGTGTTGATGCTCTTATTAATGATCTGACACGAGAAGAAGCTGAATACAACTTTGCTACACAGCAACAGCTACAGATGAACGATGTAGGACGCTCAATGCAGCTCGAAAACGCTGGCCTTGGTTTCACTAACAACATGCTTCGTATCAACAAGCCTATCGAAAAGCCTGATTACCTTGGGGCCGCTATCAGCGGTGCTCAAACAGGGATGTCCACTTATTCAACTCTTAAATAATAATGCGTAAACAAGTACAACTAGACCTAGGAACACCAGCGTTATCTCCAACAGCAGCACGTGGAGGACAATATAATGTGGCTGTCGCACCTACGCCAAAGACAAACTCGGCGTTACAACTAGCGCAAGCGTTGCGACGCACTCCGCAAGTCTTAGGGCAAGCATCTAACATCGCTAAGGAGATGGGAGCTGAAGCAGCAGCATCTACTATG